ATACTTGGTGAACCGGTCACCAAACAGTTCACGGGCCGTCTTCAGAACACGCGCAGGGGGCAGCGCATCGGCGACCTTGGTAATAACCTCCGGGGCAGTAACCGATTTAAACGCCGCGAACGCATCAGCAACCGCACGGGCAACCTCAGAGACAACCGCAGTATTGTCAACCTTGGGCACCGCAGCAGCGATTTTTGCGTCAACCTCAGCGGCCTGACGGGTAACCGTCGCAGCCAGTGACGCAGTGGTCGCATGCAGGTCCTGCACGGTCTTCATAAACCCTTGCGTGTCGATTGGGGCAGCGGCAACGGTCGCAACGGGTGCAGCGCCCTGAATCTCCGCGAGGGTAATCAGCCCGTTGGTAATCAAATTGTCCAGCGTCGAAACCGCAATCGCCTTGTCAGTGGTTGGCGTGATACCAACCTGCATCAACGCTGCGTTCAAAACACGCAGCGGCAGTAGTGCAAGCTCTTTCATAAAACCTCCAGTAGTGCCCCTCAGAGGGGGCTAGTGTCTTTATCGAACAAACGTCATGCCATCGGTCGGGCAGATTGGCATGCCAAGGGTCGCCCACTTATTGGTCAACCTAACGGTGTAACCGCATGCGGGGCACTCGGCCTTGATTAGCCGGGTCGACTGAACCTTACGCACCAGCCCAACGTTCAGGACCCCGTGCGGGTAGGGGCCAATCGCATCGACGATGGGTCCGAAGTTAGCGCGGAACGCTTGCCCCCCGACCGTCGCAGTGGCCTTGCCCTCCAGCCAGAGGGAACGCACAACCCGCACGAACTCACCCTTGTGACCAGCGCCGGGGGTGGCGGCGTGAGCAAGCTCATGCACCAGAATCGCAGCAACCTCCATCGGTTCTGCAATCACCGGGCTAATGAAAATCTCATTGTGCCCATCGGCGCTGGCGGCTGGTGCCCAATGCTCACCAATCGCCTTGTTTAAACTGCGAGCCTTCGACGAAGGCAAACCGCAGGTCACGCGAATCTTGTCGGGCAACGGTGCGTTAATCGCAACGAACATGGGGCGCAACTCAGCGACCAGTTCGTTAAGCCATTCTTCACGGTTCATACATCACCTCCACGCATAGATTGAAGTGCAACGCTCAACGTGAACGTTGCCGTTTGAATCGGTCCAGTGTTCCCCGCACCCGGACGCCCATGAATAAAGGGCGAGTCCGAGGTAGTAACCAAACAGGACAACGGTCAGGACCGCAACCGCCATCCGTAGCGCATCTCGCATCATGTTTAAACCCATCCGTAACGCTCGGCGCAAACGGGGCCGATACCGCGAGCGACCGACTCGGGGTCGCTCAACTCTTTAGCGCAGACCGAGCACTTGCCGAACTTTTTGCCGTACGCAATAGCGGCGGCTTGAGGGTCAGCGGCGAGGTCGACAACCTCAAGCGCAACTTCGGGCGAACAGTCACGCGACTTCTGAAACCTGCCGCCGAGAACCTTGCCGAGATACAGGTCCCCGCGTTTAACGTACACAGCGCCAGCGTTCGCGCTGTTCATACCGGCAGGGGAAAAGGTGAACCCGCCAAGCCTGAGCTTGGGCCACTTGATGCCAGCGGCCTTGGCCTTGGCAAACGCAGCCTCAACCGCAGCGACCTCGCACGATGGTGCGGCGGCAGCCTCTGCAACCTTACGGGCAGCGAACGCAGCCTGACGTGCGGGCGCATCAGCGGCCAACCGCGCAACGGTCGCGTACTGCTTCTCGGTCAATTGCCCCCACTGATTCAGCGCCTGAACCATAGCGGCAGCAAACTCAAAGCGCGGTGCCTCCGCAACCATCCAAGCGTACTCAGCGGGGTGCTCAGTGGCCCATGCCGCAACCACTTCAGGGGAAGCAGCACGGCGCTGTTGGTAGTGTCGGTAATAAGCCATGTCAATCCTCTTAGTAGGTATAGGTAGGAACAAAGGCAACCAGATGCCCATTGCCGTCAGACTCAAACTCCATGCTTTCCCATGCCGCATGGAACATGCGGTCGCAGGGCGCAAGGCCGAGGTCAATCGCAACGTCAGTGCGAATGCCCTCATAGAAAACCGTTGGGTGGGCACTGAACCATTCTTTGATAGCGCAGTGCATTGCATAGATACCCATGAAAACCCCCTTGGGGGGCAAAGCCCCCTCCGTTAATCCAACCGACCGTCAGCGCGGGCAGCGATACCGGCAGCGTTCAGAACCTCAGCGACCGCGTAGGCCCATGCCATCTTGCGGTCATAGCTCTGCGTCATGTAGGGTGCCCAAATGTTTAAACCCTTCGGGTAACCGGGGCGGGCAAAGGCATTGGCCTTGAGCCACTTGCCGAAGGCGGTGTTGCCGGGGACGTTCACCCAAGCAAACCCGCAAACCCCGTCAGCGACGTAGTAGCGTTTTCCCTCACCGACAACCGTCATAGGTTCAGGGATAGCGGCAAGGTAGGCCGCATCGCCAGCGGCCATCGCCTCAGCGTAAAGCGAAGCGTTGGTCAGGCCAGCCAAGTGTTTCATTGCACCCATATCAATCTCCTTTAGTGTGGTGAATCGTCATCCGCATGCCCCGCAAGCGAGGCATACGGCTGGCAGGACTCAGAACGGAACGTCGTCGTTTTCGTCAGCAGCAACAGGGGGGCGCTCCTCAGCGGGAGGCAGCGGCAGGTCGAAGTCAATCTCCCCTTCGTAGCAGTCGTAAGCGTCAGGGTGAGGTTGCGGGGGGCCGTCGTAAAAGGGGTTAGCAACCCAAGTGTCGTAGTCGGTGAGAATCCAACAAACGTCGCGGCGGTCACGCCCTACGTTAAATGCGTATTCAACGCATGCATCGGACTTGGTAGCGAGGTGGTCTTCGTACATTCGTATCTCCTTAAACGTAAATGACCATGCTCAACTCAGCGGCAGCGACCGCCTCATCAAACGTGGCGTAAAGACCAACGGGGCGGGTGCAGAAGTCACTGACTTCCAGCTCCACTTGGTAATCCTCAGCGCCGTCAGCGAACTCACGGCGCACCACATAAATCTCATTGCCGTTGGTCATATGACCGACAATGGTTGATTGCTCCGCAACGGGCTGAACGGGGTAAATAGCAAATCCAGTCATGTCAAATCTCCTAGGTTGTTTATCCTGCTGCTCACTGGTAGCAATGAGCAGTCAGATAAAACCTAAGCAGCGGTCTTCTTCGCTGTTTCGCGGTCTTTCCCGCTTCACGCCCCGTCCCTGTCCGGGCTGGCGTCGCCGTTGTTGCCACTGAAGGCCGGGAACCCGAAGGCCCCCCAATACTCCTCGCGGAGATGGCTGTCATCAGGGCTTAGAACTCCCTGCTTCCTTGTCGGTCCTAGGATGCCAACCCCGGTGCCGCCTCAGAGAACCAAATTTTTAAAGAGCAGTTCGTGCCCCGTAGTGGGAAGGTGGGGCACCGGGCCAGTGCAATCACTGACCACGGAACAGAGTATGCACTACTGTTTAAACCAATGCAAGCACTACCTCTGAGCAGAACAACAGTGCTGTTGTGTCAGTGCAACAAGGTGCTGTCACAGCCGGTAGAAAAGGCTGGAAACCCGCATCAGTGCTGGAGATGCGGAAAGTGAACCCCGCAGCGGGGATACAGATAGAGGGGGAAGATGACATCCAAAAAATGGACACCATCGGTTCCAGCCTAGTTATCCACAACTGTATGGAAGTACAGCTAGGGCGAAACAGGGGCTAAAACGCCCTCAGAACGATTTAAACGCTAGTGCAAGCTTGGGTACAGGCACTGTTGCGTTCGTCGATTCTGGAAGGTTTTGGCTCAACCATGCGGGTTACAGCGCATCAGAAAAGCTGTGTATTTATACAGTGTGGATAAGCTGTGGATAACGTTGTTATAAGTTATGCACAGGTTGTCCACAATGGGTAGAATGCGAACGGTCAGGGCGCAGCGTGTAAACGCTGTGTAGGTTCAGGTCAAACGGTAGAGGGTGACGGCGATGAGCAGAGATGAGTGGAACGATGAGGTCGAAGACGGTGCCGAAGAGGGTGAGGTGAGCTACCAGGGAGATATTGCAGCGCAGCAGAGCAGCGAGAGCACGAACGTTGAAAGCCCCGGCATCAGACGGGAAGTGCTAGAGATGATAGAAGAGACAAAGGAAAGAAAGAGGCAAGACGGAAAGCCTATTGGAGTGAAAAGAAATGAACCTAGGATTACTCCGAAGATGCGAGCATTCGCGTCCCTTGTTGCACAGGGTAATTCGCCAAGAGATGCATATCGGAAAGCCTATGAAGTCCGTAATGGGACTAGCGAAGCGACAGTGATTGCTAGTGCGAACAAGCTAATGAAAGACCGGCGGATAGGTGCATTAATGGAGCCTGTCTGGGAGGCTGTAAAACAGAACGTAATTGATGACGCAATCGCAACCCGGCGCTATGTATTGGAGCAATTGCACCAGCATGCAGCAGACGATAACGTGAGGACATCCGACCGTTTAAAGTCGCTGGAATTGATGGGCAAGGCAATTGGCATGTTCGTCGATAAGAGCGAGGCAAAGGTGGAGCAGGTCGACCCCGAGCAATTGAAGCGTGAATTGGACTCGCACCTGAAGGCGTTTAAACTCCGCGCTGTTTAAACGGGCTATGGGGCTTTCCACTAGGGCTACGCGCGACCCCCACCCGTACCCCACCCCCGCGTATGGGCGGGCATCCAGCGTCCACCTATACACTCTATTCCCCACGTCCGATTTAAACTTTCCCAACCCGTGCTATCACACCCAACACGAACATACCCCCACCCCATATGCAAATTCTGGCTTGCGTTGTTTAAACTTCCGTATAGAATCACCCCCCTATACGAACGTTCGCATTTCTACCGGGGGGGTATATGTTTGAAAAGCAAGAAGGGCTTACCCCTAGGCAGGAGCTAGTCTTAGAGTTTGTACATGCATACATCAAGCTCAAAGGGTATCCCCCTTCGTATAACAACATCGCACAGGGCATGAAGCTAAAGAGCAGGTCCAACATCCACAGGCTTGTGCATGAGCTTAGGCAAAAGGGTTACTTGAGGGTACAAGCTCACAAGTTTAGAAGTTTGAGAGTTGCTGACAAGGGCATTAAGAAGATACTTGCGCTATGAGTTTGTTAACAAAGCAGGAACTCAAGGACTACCGCAAGCTTCTGGATGCCCTTCCAGAGGGGCATCCCAACATTGGGAAGATTGCTCAACTTCTAAAGGCAGATAAGGTTGAACGCTGCAAGGAGAACTTCCTTCCGTTCGTGAAAGAGATGTGGCCTGTATTCATTTCAGGAAGGCACCATCAAATTATGGCGGAGGCGTTTGAAAGGGTTGCTGCGGGCGATTTGAAGAGGCTCATCATCAACATGCCGCCTCGCCACACTAAGAGTGAGTTTGCCTCCTTTCTCTTTCCCGCTTGGTTTCTAGGCAAGTTCCCAGAGAAGAAGATTATTCAGACCGCCCACACTGCGGAGCTTGCTGTTGGCTTCGGGCGAAAGGTTAGGAACGTTGTTAACACCCCCGAGTATCAGGCAATCTTTCCAACAAAGTTATCCACAGATTCCAAAGCAGCAGGACGATGGAACACCAACAAAGGTGGTGATTACTTCGCTATCGGTGTAGGCGGTGCGGTAACAGGTAAGGGCGCTGATGTACTAATCATTGATGACCCGCACTCAGAACAGGAGGCAATGTTAGGCAACCCTGCGGTCTACGATAGGGTATTTGAGTGGTACAACGCGGGTCCAAGACAGCGTCTACAACCGGGCGGGGCTATCGTGGTTGTGATGACCCGATGGTCCAAAAGGGACCTTACCGGGCACATCTTAACTAACGCTATTAAGAGAGATGCAGATGAATGGGAGGTTATAGAACTCCCAGCCCTGATGCCTTCTGGGAACCCGCTGTGGCCGGAGTTCTGGAGCCAGAAGGAACTAGAGGCAATCAAAAATGAGTTGCCGGTAAGCAAGTGGGAGGCCCAGTATCAACAGAATCCAACATCTGAAGAGGGGGCAATCATCAAGCGGGAGATGTGGAAGGTCTGGGAAAAAGACGACCCCCCGCAATGTGATTACCTCATACAGTCATGGGATACCGCCTTTGAGAAGAGTTCAAGGGCTGACTACTCCGCCTGTACAACATGGGGCGTCTTCTATCATCCCAATGAGAATGGAGATGAGATAGCCAACATCATCTTGTTGGATGCGTTTAAAGACAGGATGGAGTTCCCCGCTTTAAAAAAGAAAGCACTGGAGATGTATAAAGAATGGGAACCAGACTCCCTAATCATTGAAAAGAAAGCAGCGGGTGCCCCTCTAATCTATGAATTAAGGCAATTAGGTATCCCTTTATCTGAGTACACACCATCAAGAGGCAATGATAAGATTGCCCGTGTAAACGCGATATCGGATGTATTTGCCTCTGGGTTAGTGTGGGCACCAGCCACAAGATGGGCAGAGGGATTAGTTGAAGAGGTCGCATCTTTCCCAAACGGGGACCACGACGACCTTGTGGACTCCACAAGTCAGGCTCTTCTTAGGTTCAGGCAAGGCGGTTTCATTCGCTTGGAATCGGATATGAAAGAAGAAGAACCAGTGTTTAAACGCAAAATGGCGTACTACTAATGTCTATTGAAAAGTCTCTCTACGCGGCACCTGAAGGTCTTGAGTCTCTAGACGATGGAGAAGAACTGGACATTGAGATTGATGAGGAACTGGGAGAAACCCAAGAGGAACCAGAAGAGCCTCTGGGATTCAATGAAAACCTTGTAGAGCATCTGGACCCCGGTGTTGTTGAAGAGATTGTCTCTGACATCCTCTCCGACTTTGATGATGACATCTCATCCCGTAAAGACTGGATTAAAGCTTATGTGGATGGTCTTGAGCTTCTAGGATTGAAGATTGAAGAGCGCATGGACCCGTGGCCGGGTGCCTGTGGTGTCTACCATCCGCTCCTATCTGAGTCTCTGGTTAAGTTTCAAGCAGAGACAATCATGGAGATTTTCCCTGCTTCCGGGCCGGTAAAAACGGAAATTATCGGGAAAGAAACCCCAGAGAAGAAAGACGCCGCCGCCCGCGTAGAGGCCGATATGAACTATCGGTTGACGGACGAAATGACCGAGTACCGCCCGGAAACAGAAAGGCTTCTCTGGGGCTTGGGACTATCAGGCAACGCCTTTCGGAAGGTCTACTTCGACCCCGGTTTAAACAGGCAAACAGCCATCTTTGTACCTGCGGAAGATGTTGTAGTGCCTTATGGGGCATCTAATATAGAAACATCTCCCCGCGTCACCCATGTGATGCGTAAGACAGAAAATGAAGTCAAACGACTTCAGGTGATGGGTTTCTATGCTGATATTGATTTGGGAGAACCCAACAACACTCTAGATGAGGTTGAGAAGAAGATTGCCGAAAAGATGGGATTTCGGGCCACATCAGACGATAGATACAAGCTGCTTGAGACTCAGGTAAATCTTGATATCCCCGGTTTGGAGCATGAAGACGAAGAAGGACCCACTGGGCTTGCATTGCCATACTTGGTAACTATTGAAAAGGGCAGTAATAAGTGTCTTGCCATTCGCAGGAACTGGGAAGAGGGTGATGAAACACACAAGAAACGCCAGCACTTTGTTCATTATGGATACATTCCCGGTTTTGGTTTCTATTGCTTTGGGCTTATCCATCTTATTGGTGCTTTTGCTAAGTCTGGCACCTCTATTATTAGGCAACTGGTTGACGCCGGAACTCTTGCTAATCTGCCCGGAGGCTTTAAAACAAGAGGAATGCGGGTCAAAGGTGACGATACCCCAATCGCCCCGGCAGAGTTCCGAGATGTAGATGTACCCTCTGGGGCTATTAAAGACAACCTGATGCTCCTGCCGTACAAGGAACCCAGTCAGGTTCTGCTTACGCTGCTCAATCAGATTGTAGATGACGGTCGCCGTTTTGCTAACACAGCAGACCTTCAAGCTTCTGATATGTCTGCCAACTCCCCTGTTGGTACAACGTTAGCTATCCTAGAGCGTACCCTAAAAGTAATGAGCGCGGTACAAGCCCGTATCCATTACTCCATGAAGCAAGAGCTTCGTCTGCTTAAAAACATTATTGCAGACTATACGCCCGAGGAGTATGAGTACCAACCCGCAGAAGGCGATAAAAAAGCTAAGAAGTCTGACTATGCCATGGTGGATGTTATCCCCGTATCAGACCCCAACGCGGCAACTCTATCGCAAAAGGTTGTTCAATATCAGGCAGTTATCCAACTAGCCCAATCTGCCCCACAGTTGTATGACTTAGCCTATCTTCACAGGCAAATGCTTGAGGTTCTCAGTATTCCAAATGCAAACAAGTTGGTTGCGTTGGAAGACGACCAAAAGCCCATGGACCCGATGTCTGAAAACATGAACGCAATGAAGGGTAAACCCTTAAAGGCGTTTATCTATCAGGACCAAGACGCGCATATTTCAGCGCACCAAGCTTTTATGCAGGACCCTGTTGTCATGCAGACAATAGGACAAAACCCGCAAGCGCAAATGATTATGGCTTCCCTGCAAGCACATATTGCAGACCATCTAGGGTTCTCTTACAGAGCAAAGCTTGAGAAACAAATGGGCGTTACCATGCCCCCGCCCGACAAAGAGCTTCCCAAAGAGCTTGAAGTTGAGCTTTCCAAGCTTATTGCTGTTGCATCGCAGCAATTGCTACAAACTAACAAAGCTCAAGCCGCGCAGCAGCAGGCACAACAACAAGCCCAAGACCCTCTTATTCAAATGCAACAAACAGAACTGCAACAGAAAGGGCAAGAGATTCAAAGAAAAGCACAAAAAGACCAAGTTGACGCCCAACTCAAAGGGCAACAACTACAGATTGAGCGCGAACGCATCCAGCAACAAGCTCAAACAGATGCAATGCGTATTCAAATGCAAACGCAACAGGGCCAAGAAAAAAACGCACAACAAGCACAAGCTGAAGAACGGCGTATTCAAGCCCAGTTGCAACAAGCTAAAGAGAAAAACGACCACGACCATATGCTCGAAAGAACTAGGTTGGGTGTACAAACAGCTATCGAGCAGGCCAGATTACAGAAAGGTCAGCAATGATTGATAAGTACCTACGTCTTCTTACTAAACAGATAGACGACAGAATTGAACTTCTGCGTGAGGCAACCGGCAACGGCTCGCCTAAAGACTACGCAGAGTACAGAGAGATGGTTGGTGTGATTAAAGGTCTGCACACTGCCCGTTTAAACGTAACAGACCTACTTGATAAGATTGAGGAACCTGATGACTAAACTCGTATTGGCAACAGAAAACGGCGAAGTACCTGAAGACGCTGAAGAAAAAGCCAAACAACTCCCACAACCAGCCGGGTATCACATCCTTTGTGCTATCCCAGAGGTTGAAGAGGAGTTTGAAAGTGGACTTATTAAGTCCTCACAGACCGTTTACTACGAAGAGATGCTAACCACAGTGCTTTTTGTGGTTGCTTTGGGGCCAGACGCATACAAAGACCCCAAAAAGTTCCCTTCTGGCCCTTGGTGCAAGCAGGGTGACTTCGTTTTAGTACGTCCAAACGCAGGTTCTAGGCTGGTAATCCACGGCAAAGAGTTCCGTTTGATTAACGACGACACCATTGAAGCTGTTGTGGATGACCCACGCGGCATCAAACGTAAATAAGGAGCTAGAAATGGCTGAATTTGAGAAAGAAGAGTACAAATTCCCCGATGAAATCGAAGCTGAAGCCCAAAATGAGGCAGAAGATAATGATTTAGAGGTGGAAATTGAAGATGACACCCCGGAAAAAGACAAAAACCGGGAGCCTTTGCCTAAAAAAGTGGCAGAAGACCTCTATAACGATGAGTTAGAGGACTATTCGGCCAAGGTAAAGGGCAAACTTGTAGCCCTAAAGAGGCTTGCACACGACGAAAGACGCGAAAAAGAGCGTGTTTTGCGTGAAAACCAAGAGGCTACAACCCTTGCAAAACGCCTATTTGAAGAGAATAAACGCCTAAAATCCTCTTTAAATGAGAATGAAAAGGCCACTCATTCAACCGTTTCAAGGGCAATTGAGCTTGAATTAGACGGCGCAAAGCGAGCTTACAAAGAGGCATATGAGTCTGGCGATACAGACAAAATCCTTGAAGCTCAATTGGAACTGACAAGAATTGCCAATACCAATGAGCGTGTTAAAAACTTTAGACCTGCCCCTTTACAAGAGGAAGAGTTTCATGTTCCAATAGAGGAACAGAAGCCAAACGTTGACCCAACCGCTGTTCGCTGGCAAAAACAGAATGCATGGTTTGGGCAAGATAAGGTGATGACGGGCATGGCTCTGGCTTTGCACGAAGCACTGAAAGACGAAGGCGTTGTTGTTGCTTCTGACGAATACTACAAACGCATTGACCAAACAATGCGACAGAGGTTCCCTGAGAAGTTTCCCAAGGCACCTTCAAAAAGCTCGATTGTGGCTCCCGCAACTCGCAGCACATCATCCAAGCGCATTGCTTTGAAGACCTCACAGGTCAATATTGCCAAGAAACTTGGAATCACTCCTGAGCAGTACGCTCGGGAAGTCTTAAAACTGGAGTCATAAAATGGCTGACCGTACACCCCGCAATCTTGAAACCCGTTCTGTTGAAACCCGTCCTGAGTTCTGGCGTCCCCCAGAGCTTCTGCCGGAACCAGACAAACAGGCAGGATACACATACCGTTGGATTAGGGTTTCTCTTAATAGTGCTGCTGACCCCCGCAACGTTTCCTCTAAACTAAGGGAAGGTTGGGAACCAGTAAAACTAGAAGAGCAACCACAGTTTCAAATGCTTATTGACCCTAACAGTCGATTCAAAGACAACGTTGAGGTTGGTGGGCTGTTGTTGTGCAAGATTCCAGAAGAGTTTATGAAACAACGTGCGGCGTATTACGACGACATGAATCGTAAACAGACGGAATCGGTAGACAACAATCTTATGCGTCAGAGCGACCCAAGGATGCCACTGTTCAACGAACGGCGCTCCACGGTTAGTTTTGGCAAAGGCAGTTAAATTTTAATGGAGCTTTAAATGGCTTATCCCACGATTGACGCCCCCTACGGGCTAAAGCCAGTCAATTTGATTGGTGGTCAGGTTTTTGCGGGTTCTACCCGTGAGGTCCCAATTCAATATGGTTCGTCCGTAAGTATCTATTACGGCGATTTTGTACGGGTTATCCGTGGAAACGCTATGCGTTTGGGCATTACCACTGACGGTACTGCACAAGGCATGGTTGGTGTTTTCCTTGGTTGTTCGTATACCAACCCACAAACCAAGCAGAAGCAGTTTTCTCAATACTGGCCGGGCGGAACGCTGGCTGGTGATGCAGTAGCTATCATCTGTGATGACCCTGACACCGTGTTTAAAGCGGTTGTCTGCTCGTCCGGTACTACTGTTGCTTCGGGCAGCTACGCTATGATTGGTCAGAACTATGGTGTTCTGGACAATACTGGTAGTGCTAACACGGGTAACTCCGCTGTTGCTCTGGCGTATTCGTCAACTCTGACCACCAGCACGCTCCCATGCCGTGTTGTTGGCGTTGTTCCTGATACGGCTGTTCCAACGACGGCAACGGGTAGTTCGTCTTCGACGACTATTACGTTGACTGGTAGTGGTTTGCCAAGTGCGATTCTTCAGGGTGCTGACGTTTCGTATCTTGCAGCCAACGGCCAAATCATTCGCACGGGTTCGTTTGTTACCTCGGGTTATGCCGCTGGTACGACTTCAATTGCGATTAACGTGGCTACGTCTTCGTTGGGCAA